ATATACGAACACCTTATGGATAAAGAATATACACCTCTGAAAGGAGAAGTACACTCATTAACTAAAAAGCTTCGTAGTGTTGGCGAGTCAGTGACCGATGAAGTTTAGACCAGATTATGATTTTGTAACTGCTGTATGCATCACACTTTTAGTGATGTACTTAATTTCTATTCTTATTTTTTAATAGAATCCAGTGTCTTCTTTAGATTTTTTATTGTCTTTATATTTTTTTGTTTTATAAATACTAAAGATGTCTTTGTAAAATGGAAGCAGTCCAAAGTTTCCACTAACTTGTATAATATTTCTCATCCAATCAGTCTTTCCTTTAAGTTTTTCTTTCTTATCAAAATCTTCTTCTTCAGCTATACTCATTAAATTTGCACCTAATTTAGTCAAATCTCTTAGCATTCTTCCGTAAATAGCATAAGGTCCTAATCCTGAAGTAACTGCAATTTCATAGAAATCTTGGACAGCTCTATCTTGTTTTATTTGTGAAAACACTAATGAATCTCTGTAATCATCGTACTCCTTACCACCCCTAAGAGACTCACCATATTTTTCATTTAAATTTTCAATATAACTATTTATAAAAATCATTGGAACATTACCTAAAGTCCTTCTTGAAAACAAACTTAAAGCAGAGCCTAATACGCTTTGTTTTAACATACTCTCATAATCTTTTTCTTCGTCGGCTCCAAAAGGCATCATCATCAAATTTCTTAAAGTTTCTCCAATTATTAAATAAGATGCCATACGCAAATTTAAAGCTAATAATGTTTGAGCTCCTTGAACTGGTGTCATTTCTCCTTGACCTATCATAGACGCTATAGCCTGTCTACCTGTAGCATATTCATTGATACTAAATTTAGCCATAAAAGAGTTAGCAGTTTTATATATTTGCATAAGCGCATTATCGTCTCTATTTATCTGATTTTTTAATATTACGTCCGCCGCATTTGTGCTTGATGCTGCTCTTTGAACTGCAGTATCAGCAGCCCTAGTGGCTTCAAGAATAGCTTTTTTGTTTTGCCCTATATATTCCAAATCATTCTCAGCTAATTTTTTTAAATCTAAATCTTTGTTTGTTATTTTTTTAAACTCTGTACTTAATGTACCAAAAAATAAAGGTCTCGAGATAGATTTATCTGGAAAAGACAACAGATCTTCGGCTAACTTTATTGGAACTCCCTTTATTTTATCAGGTATTGAATTGGTTAACCTAGATATTTCATTTGCTATTTCTCCTTTAGCTCGTGTAGGTGATTTTTTATCCACTAATCCTCCTTTTTCTGCTTTTGACCCAGTTAATTTTTCTTTACCAAACAGTCTAGAAAAACTTTTTGCTCCTATATTTCTAGCTATATCAAGTCCTTCATTATTATTATTTAAAGAATACCTTATTAATTTTCCAGATGAACCCTTAATAAAATCTTTAGGAGCAGCTGTCATTACATAAGCGAGGTTGCTAGCTAACTCTCCTCCCGCTCTAGGAACGGAGGATAAGGCTGCGTAATATCCTAATTCTCTAGTTTTTTGAAAAATTTTAAATCTAAAAGGAGAAGAAATATTATTTCCTATAGCTATTTGAACCATTTCATTGTAAGCATCTCTTAAAGCTCTACCCCCTTGTTCTTGTGTTTGATCTAATCCTTCTGTTTTATTAGAAATAGAACGCACTGTTTTACCTCCAACTCGTAAAGTGTTAGTTACATAATAATCTAAATTAGTTTCAGAAGTAGCTCTAATTAAAGTATTAATAGGGTCAAAGTCAATCGGTTTCACGCCTTTTGTTCTGTCCTTAGCTGTAGCTGATTGAGTAGAAGGTTTATCTGATAAATCTTTTTCTATGCTTTTGATTGCATCAGTTGCTTCTTTTTTTAAATCTGCTTGGTTAACCGACACATAATGATGAACGTAGTTATCTACTGCATCTAATTTATCACCCCTAACAATGGATGCCGCCACAATTGCTTTGTCTGTGTTTTCACTATATACGTCTTGAATTTTTTTGGTCGCTCTTTTTGTTCCAGCATCCATTGTATTGTAAATCTCTTGCGCAGATTTTCCTTCGTTTTCTTTTATTAATTCTTTTAAAATATTTATATCTGCATCTTGATAAATTGATCCGCTTTTACCTTTATAAGAATTAACAGTTTCTTTAGCCCACTCAACTCCAGGAGCAATTCCTTTAGTGTTAGGGTTTGATTCAGCTTCTAAAGTGGTTAAGTACATTGTTATTTTATATCTTTTTTTAACCGACTCATTTGTTGTTTGCCCTCCCCTAGATGCAATATCGCTTTCTATACTACTAACGGCTGCTAATACCTCTGAATTGGCAGCTTCAAATTTTGACATTGATCTTCCAAAAGGATCAAAGACATTGTTGTATATCTGTCTGCCTTTAAAGTTTCCGTAAACATCATCTATTACACTTAAAGGATTACTTCTAGCTATCTGTAATTGCGTTGATTTTCCTGTTAGTACGCTTTTTATTTTTCCATAAATTAAAGATGCCCCACGAGCTATTTTATTTTTAGTTAACTTGCTTAGGATAGGCACCACTTCATTAGACTGTTTGTTTGCTTGTATAGTATTCATTAACACATTAGCTTTATGTGTGTAAAAACCATTATTAATATTGTTTACATGAATTTGAAATTGTTCAAGTTGACTTCCTGTTAATTCTACTAAATCATTTTTAGTAACATCTTCAAATCTATTAGCAAACTCTTGTGAATAAAAATCTACTTTACTAGTTTGTACTTTTGATTTTGATATATCATCTATTAGTTTTTGACGAATCTTAGCGTAGTCATTTATTTTTTTAACCGTTTCTGAGTTTTCTTTAGTTTCATCCTTGTTTACTTTATCAACTAGATTATATAAGGTGGGCGTGTCAATATTGTCTAGCTTGTTTTCAATATAATCTTTATTGTCTTTTATAATTTGTTGGCCAGATATATCGTTATTATTTATTTCTTCTACAATTTTGTTGGTCTGGTTAATTTCTTTTTCGGTAGGCACTGGATCAGTGACTGTTATATCCTCTGTTAATTTATTATATAAAGAACTTGCTTTTTCAGTTATTGATTCAGCTTTTCCTAATTTTATTTGACCTCGTTTTTTAGAATAATCTTTTACGAACTCAGTGTACTCAACTAGCTGTTCACTGTTTAAAGACTCTAAGGGGATGTTTAGCATCTTACTAATAGCAGCGTTAAAATTTCTATTAGCACCTATATTTCCTCCGCTTAAATTACTAACCGCTTTATCCCTAACCTTTGAAGCTTCAGATAACTTAGTGGAATAGTCTACGTCTCTACTAACTTTATCTGCAAACTCAACTAATTTGTCTACTTGAACTTTACTATCTATGTTTGTTTTATTAAGCTTTGATATAATTTGAGTGGTTTGTTTTGGAGTTAGATTTCCTTTTTTTCCTATACCTTTAATTGCCGTAGTAAGTTTCTTAATTTTTTTCTTAGCAGATAAATTAGCCTCTCTTGCGGCCTTAGCTTCTAATTTGATCTGATCCTTAAGCGCTGACTTTTCATTAACAGTAACTTTTTTTATCGGAGGAGTAAGAGATTTATCAATTTCTTTTTGAAGTTTTGTTTTAGGTTGTTTTATCTCCTGGGTCTCTGAAACTTCAGTTTTATCCTGGCCCTCTTGGGTTGGTTCGACGGTCGTTTCTTCTTGGGCTTGCGTAATCTCTCCGGAAGGCTCTGTGGGTTGATTGTCTCCTTCAACCACTGCTTCGCCAACTTCGGATTGTTCTTCATTAAGTACCTCAGCTGGGCTTTTGATTGTATCGGCATCTTGTTGTAATTTATTTAATTCATCTAATTTATTTATTATATCTTGATCAGAAGGTTTATCAACCCCCTCTTCTAGTAATGCTTTAACAGCGTCATCTTTAGTTAATTCATTTATAGTAGTCTCAGCACCTGAACGCTCGCTTATGTTTTCGAGTTCTGTATTTATTTCTTGTATTCTGTTTTTTTGAGCCTTGACCAATGCCTCATCTTTTCCTGCTATTTGTGACTCTAGTTCTTTTTTTTCTGCCAACAACTTAAGCGCAGGAATTTGGTCATTCTGATTAATATTTAAACCGTCGAGCTCATATGCTAAAGCCGCTTTTTTATCATAGTTATTAAGTATGTTATTTTTTTGTTCTGTTGTTATTTCATTTTTAGCAACTTTCAAATCTAGAGTGCGCTCCAAAAACTGTTTGCTTTGCGGAACATTAAGTATGTCTAATTGAGTTTTATTTATAGGATCAATTGTAGGATCAGAGAAAGTTGAAGTAAAATCTTTATAGGAAGATTCGTTAACAATTTTTTTGATTTTATTCCCTCTTCTGTTTTGTCTAATTCGATTTATACCTACACCACTTACAGACAATGGTCCGGTTGCTACACCTCCAATTAAAAAAGTTTCTAAGAATTCACTAAAAGAATTTTTAAAAGCGTCTTCGTCATCGTTCAATGCGTAATCACTCATTTTTTGTACTAATAAAGTTGCGTCTTCAGATAAACCTTCAAAAGCAAAGTCTTTGCTAACTCGTTTAGCCATATCTTTAACTGTTTTTAAAGTTGCATCTGCACCTTTATTTAATAGACTTTTATAAAATCTACCTCCTATTTTTTTTGTTACAATCTCAAACACACCTTCTGCGGTTCCACTTATTATTGAGTTTAAACTAGTTTTATAATTTAAATCATCTCCTTCATCTTGGAGCTCAGCGCTTTTTCCTGCTATAGATCCCGCTATTATACTTCCAATTCCTGCAAGCGGTACCATTGCCTGAACAAGACTAGGTAAAGAACCTAATGCTTCTACTGATATACGAGAAACTCCTCGCCCTACACTATCCAAATCTAAATCCTGTATTCCTGCTAAATCCTCTGTAATACTTTGATCATATTTAATGTAGGTATCTTGTATCTCTTTGGATTCTTTATTGTATTCATTATATAAATCTGCTCCTGCTTGTGTGTTAATTCCGACTCCTATTGCTCTGCCTCCTCCTAAAGACCCTAGCCCCTCATATATAGCCATAGAGGGGGCGTTTATTATTTTTTCTCTTTCTTCTCGTGGTAAAGCATTTATTTTTTCTAAAGCCTCAGGGTTTGTCAAACCTAAAACTCCGGTAAATATTTGCTCATTTATAGCTGTGGGAATTCTACGAAGTTGACCAAGTGCAGTTAAAGTATTAGCTTTTATTTTTCTACCCGCATCAACAAGTAAACTAGTGTTAGGCTCTATTTCTTCTTCTTCAACATTTACTGACTCATTTGATTGAATAATCTCGGAGGACTCCAATGAACCACCTTCCAATGGTAATCCCGTAACGTCTTTTTTTTTTAATCCGTTAATAAATTGTTCTTCTGATTCAAACATTCCTTGTGGCATGTATTCATAAAAATCACTTACCCCATTTTCGTTAGCATAAATAGTAAATTCATCTAAGTCCGCAAACATACCTTCAGGAATGAATTCATATATTTCTTCGACTTCAAACATAAGGTTTAATATAATTTTTTATAATCAGTGAAAGTGCCATCAGGATTTTCTTTCTTCCATTCACTAAAAAGAGGAGGCTTTCCTGCTTGGTTAGCGTTTATTTTATTTATATATGTTTGCAAAGCGCTGCTTACTACCCCTGGATTTTCAGTGCTTCCTAATACTGTTTCTACACCTTGAGAATTAGTAACGATAATATCATCCCCGGTTAATAAACCATCGGCATCTTTAAATGTTACTTTAAAATCTTCATCGGTATAAACATTTAAAATACTACTTACTAGCCTAGTCATGTCATCAACACTTCCCTTTACTTTTTTTAATTCTGATTGTATGTTGTTGCTTTTAGGATCATCTGGATTAACTCTATTTTCTGCAAAATTAACTTTTCCTTTTTTTGCTTTAGTCTTGCTTGAGCTTACATTAATAGATTCTCCTTTTTCATCTTTGGTTATAAGTGTTCCAAACTTATAATCCTTAGATAGTTCATCAAATGACAATTGATTTTCTGGATAGAATATTTCCATTAATATTCTTTGTGATCCTTCAGCAGGATAAGCGTCTGATTTTTGCACTCCATTTTCATCTTTATAAACCACGGTTATTGTTTGCCCATCTTCAGACCTAATAATATCTTCATATCGTGTGGTAATTTTTCCGCTTTTTTCATTTTTACGATTAATATTAGCTAACATTGTGTCAATAGCTTGTTGAGATTCTGCATTAGTTCCTGTAACCACCTTATCAACATTGCCTATGGTTGAAATTTCATTTTCTTTTATTTGTCCTACCGACTCTTGTAAGGTAGAAGGTTTTTCTTTTTGTGCCTCTTTAACTTCTCTTGGCAACGCTTTACGTAGTTCTTCAGCCATAAACTTTACAGCCTTTTCCTCGTCACCTTCAGCAAAACCAAAAGTGCCATCTGGCTTTCTATATACAGTACCAGGTTCACCATCTTTACCAGGCTTTAAGTCTTCTTCTTTATAAACAACATCATACCCCATACCATCTACAAGTATCGAGACAGTGGGAGCTTGTGCGCCAGCAAGTAAATACTTGGCTTCGTCTTGCATCAATTTGCCAAGGTCTTCGTCGCTCAGGTCTGCTACATTTGCATATACACCAGTTATACTAGCTCCACTTCCCTCTATAATGCCTCTTTTACCAAACTGATCAACTATAGTTTTAGCAACTTTACCATAATCATACTTAGGTAAATTACTGTTAGTCAAATCACTTAGGTAGGAAGGGCTAACTATGTCCCCTGTTTCTTTATTAAATAATTTCAATCCTCCCCTACCATCTTGCTCTACCTCCATAGCTCCTGGCTGGAATACTTTATTAAACTCATTTAAATTATAAGTGTTAACAGCACTAGCTTTATCGCTTGCTACATCATCAACAATCTGTTGTGCTGTTTTTTGATAGGAGGTTTGAGCTGCTATCATCTGCTCATTAGATTGGTTTAGGTTTCTCCACTGAGCTGAATATTCACTTGAGCTTATTTGACCAGTTTCTAGTTGGTTTTGTAATGAAGTAGAAACATCCATTATCCCTTGACTAAACTTTCCGAAAAACTGGTTAGCATTTTGGTTTACTGTTGGTGTGAGATCACGCTGGCTTTTTCTAAGCGCATCTTGTTCATCTCTCCAAGTCTGCCTTTGTTGTTCTCGTTTCTCTTCTTGAGCTAAAAGCGTATCAGATAAATCAAACAGCGCTGAAGTATCTGGAACTATTGCTTTATCCTGTAACTTAAAACCTATTTTAGTTGCCATTGTTTAGTTTTTAATTATCTCTTTTGGGAAATATATTAGTAAACAAGTTTGACGCACCTCCACTAATACTCGATAATAAATTACCAAAATTAGTGCCACCACCTAATGTATCTCTATATTCTGATCTAGACATTGTACCTCCTTCATCCCTATATTGTCCAAAACTTACTCCCGCAAACGGATCATTTGGATCACCTTGATTTAAATACTCAGGTATTTGTTGACCAGCTATAGCTCCCATACTTGCAATACCTTGCATTGCTTGACTTTGGTAAGCAGCTCTGTTTTGAGCGGCTTGTTGAGCTGCCGCTTGTTGTCCTTCTACTTCTTTAACATCTAATCCTACCCTTAAGTTTTGTAGTCTTGATTCTTCCTGGGCCGCTGCTTTTTCTAAATCTGAAAGCTCTCTACCCATGGCTGCTCTTGTTTGAGCTTGTTGCGCTTGATTAAGAGCTGCGGCTCTACCCGCAGTAACTCCAGCGCCTCTTTGCTCTCCCTCTTGACCAGCTTGGACAATTTGTCCTAAGCCAGATAATGCGGCTTCTCTTTCTAGTTCATAAGGTTCTTTTTGAATAGACAAACCTTTCATATAATTTACCTCTAATTTTTCTCTTGCTTGTTCTAAAGCTTTGCTTGCTGCATCTTCAGCTTTTTGTTGTGCTTTTTTTTGCTTGGACGCGTTAGATAAACTTACTGCCGTGCCTGCAGTTGAGGCTGCAAAAGCAGCTCCCGCAGCTATAGTGCCTGCCTTAATTGTAGCTCCCGCTATTGCTGTTCCTGTTATTATTGCCATATTAAAACGATTTAATCATTTCTTGTGTGTATGTATCGCCCTTAATATAACCCAGCTTCTCGTATGTTTTAACAAGACCATCGTGTTTTATAAGGGCATAGGTGTATTTATTTCCGTTGTTTTTACAAGTATTAGTGAGGGCCTCTACCAGCATTTGCACAGCTTTGTGCTTTCTTTTTTTCTTTGTGTATTTTTTATTTGATATTATCCAGTCCACCCAGGCTACTTTTGAATTTGTTATATATATAAACCCTGCGCATACAGGGACGTCGTTGTCTAATACTAGCAAACCACCTTCTCCATCATCTGGCAAAAATTCTTTTGCCGGAGGCTCCCATCCCCAGTCCTCCCACCAACCAACAAGTATATCCTTGTAATCAGTAGAATTAAGTTTACGTATATTAAACTTCATACACTAACAAAGATACTAATTTTTATGGATAGCTTTTCATTATCTGAGACTCTACCGCAAAGAGCTCTGCTCTATTGGGACCTATATTTTCTAAAGTCATTAAAGCATAGTGTCCAAGGATCCCATGAGATTCAGCAATTGAATTTTTTAAAGCCATCATTAACGGAGTGTTTGTAGTAGGATTAGTAGCTCCCGCTATTGTGCTGTCCACAGTTATAGAGCTTGTGGCAATGGTAGTAATAACCCCTGCTAAAGCAGGTGAATTAGTAAACTCATTTAAATAATAAAGATAATCCCCAATACTAATTATTGAATCAATAGGAACTACAAAAGAAAAAACTCTAGGGTTAGTCATTGTAAACCCTGTGGTACTTCCGATTCCATTTACAGATCTAAAATCAAAATCAGCTAATGTTGATGGAGTCTGAGAAGTGTTTTTAATAGCGGCATAATAAGCGCCCTCTTTCAGCTCAAACCATGTGTTGTTTATAAAGGCTTCATTATTCATGTCTGTGTTCAGACTTATATTCCACGGAGCATCCGCTTCTAAACCAATGGTTTTAAATAATTTATTGTTAAGCGGCGAGTCGTTAATTACAGTAGTTATTGTACTGTTATGTTGAGTTCCATAAAAATTATTACGCAGTAAATTAGTATTGTGCCTATAAAGATTGCCACCTGAAAAAGTATAAAAATAGTTATTCATCCCTACCATATAGTCAGGGTTGTATGAATAAAAAGAAGGCCAACCGTTTACACCGTTGCTGTATGTGAGCGTATATAGCTCACCATCAGGCACTTGAGGTGTTGCAATTGGATTCGGTGATGAAGGGATTGATGCCAAAGTAATTGTATTTTAAATACAAATATACAAAAATTTAATCCTGCTATGCAACGGGCGTAGCCGTAGGAGTAGGAGTAGGTGGCACTGGTGTGGGTGTTGGTGTAAGCGTAGGAACAAAAGTCGGTGTAGGTGTAGGAGTTATTTGTGTTCCGCCTATACATATTTGTGCTGACCCTTTTGTTCTTCCCTCTGGGTCATCAATTACAAGTTCAAATGTCAATATGGTGTAGTCCCCACTAAGCATTGGTGTTACTGGGTTAGAAGGAAAATATACTTGGCTTGGACCAAAGCTATAAGCAGGCACCATTATCGAAGAAGGATAGAATCTAGTATACTCGTTTCCTAAAGCGTCTAATATTACTCCAATCCCATAGACTTTCCCTGAACCACTTAACCAATTAGTCCTAATAAACGGAGATAATCCTGCGGTTAAAGTTAGGTTGTTAGCAAGAGTTATAATTTCTCTATTGGCTACATTATATCTAACTCCATCTATTCCTAAGTATTGGGTAATGGTTGGAGCAGAAGTCCCCGTTCTTACTTCAGCAGTACATGTAATGAAACTCATAAATACAAATTTACAATTTTTTTGCTTTGTTTATTTAACAGCCCCTGTTATTTGATTCGTCCATCCCTTAGCAGCACTATAAGGCCACACTATATAATTTTTTGGGTACTGTCCCATGAATTCACTTTCTATTATAATTTCTTTTAATCCCTTCCAATGTTTTATTTGGTCAGGGAGAATATCTTTTCTATACAGCTGCGTTTTGTTTTCGTCTTCAAAAATAACCGCTACAAAAGTATAGTCATCTTCTTTTAGTTGCTTGCTAGATATAGTTATTTTGTATCTAAAAATTTTATGATAAACTTCTGTTCTAAACATAGGAGGCTTGTTGTCAAGAGTAGACTGTTGTACTGTTCTTTGTTTAAAATTAATACCAGCAAAATCTTGATACCATGATAATGACTTCATAGGCCCTAAGTCATAACCCTTCATTGCACGTTTAGCACAAGGAGTACATTTTTGGTCGTCTATTTTTAATAATGTTTTTACTCGTGTCTTAGAAGATTGATCTAACTTATCCCACTCGAGGTTGTCTTGCCAGTGTTTAGTTCTACCCTCCCTAGTGTATTCATGCCATGCTATAATTTTATTTGGATGAAACAGCTCATACCCCCATGTGTAAGCTCTGACGGCAATACTAATTTCTTCTCCGTGAAAATAAAGTAAAGGATCATGCGGTACTTCTCTGCAAAAAGCACCTATGGTAAAAGCGAAGTGACCCGAATAAAACCTAGTTGGTATTGGTTGTTTGGTGTTTTTCTTTATATAGTAAGGTAAAAATAAAGCAATGCCATCTGGTGTAAATCTGTCAAAGGACATACCCCAAGGAGTTTTTGTTCTGTGTTTTGGATCATTTTTAGGATCGTATGACGGCAAGTAACTGGTGATTAAAGGTCTAGCAACACCTTTAGATCTCAATCTAAAAAACATATCACAACATTTAACGTCCCAGTTTTTTACAAATCGGTGATGGGAATCAAGTTGTAAAGTAAAATGCTGATTATTGTAATGACGCTGTATCTGATTTCTTGCCCAACATGTGCCCCTAGATTCAGTGTGTGGTATTTCTATTACAATAAAACGAGCATCGTTTTTAAACTCTTCAAGAGAATCCCATTTATCAGATTCTGAATATTGATGGGCTATACAAATGGTTAACTCCTCTGGATATTTGGCGTTTTTTATTAAACTCCGTAGTGTTGGAATTAACTCTGGATCCCGATAGCTAGCTATCTGAACAAATATAGAATACATTAGATTTGATTTTATAAATCAAATATAATAAATATTAACTAAGATAGCTGAAGCCTCCCCCAAAACCTCCAGAAACTGTACATGCTTGACAATCATCCCCTACATATGTCGTAATTTGTACAGGAGGGCTTGTGCTAGAACTATATTGATTTGGCGTTGTAGTTGTTTCGTACAATTCCCAGCATATTGCTTCTACAGAATCTCTATAAACAGACCCCGCTCCACCATTATTAAATATAGGATCGTTAGTAGGTTGCACGGACACTCTGTCACCGTTTAATATTTGTGCTTCAGGATCACAAGCTCGCAATACCCAATATGTTCCTGGGCAACCTACTGCTCCTATTGTAAATCCTGGTTGACCTTTGGCTACACCGTTTTGATCTACTTCGAGCACATTAAATAATTCAGCTTTTCCTGATAATTGAGAGGAATTAAGCTCTTGCTCTATAATATAAATAGTTGATCCGCTATCATTTGTAACTCGTGTGCCAGGTAAAAATATTGTTGTTGTTGATTTAAAATAATAATCAGTGGTATTATCACTACATTTTCTTAACTCGTATATGTTTTCATTTACAACATTAAAAGAAGGACATCCTGTTTCGCCTGCTAAAACGCTTAACGAAAGACCTCGACCTGCGGAGCTTTCTAATTGATCTTGAGCAGGAACTGTGCTTTGAGGTGATGTCGCTTGATCATAAACAAAATACTCTACTGGGTTAGTGTTAGATGTCACAAACCTTTGATTAGTAGCAGGACCAGCGCCTGAAACTCTTTCTATCCATCCCCCTGCAGGAACGCTTCCATTAGAGTTAGCACAACCATTTAACTTATAAAAAAGAGTTGGCACAGTAACTCCCGTTGGTATGGGTTCTATGGATCCAGTTAAAGTGTTCGTTACTGTAGTTCCTCCTGAATCAGGTGGAATTAATCCGTCAGGATTTGTTGCAGTAAAAGGGGCTGTGCTTGAAAACTGAAAGCCTGCTAAAGCTTGAGCAAATATTTCAAAATCATATGGAGACTGTGCAGGGCCTGTTTGTGTTACTGGTCCTGGAGCTCCACTACCATCGTATCCAGATCCTGAAAGAGAATAATTAACCCCTAAAGTCCCTACAATATTATTAGTTACATTCTGTGTTACGCTATATAAAGTAGCCGTTGTTGGGGGTGGCGAAGCACAATTATCACAAGTAGTTTGAGCTTGTAAAAGACCATTTAATTGTTGTCTAGAAATAGCAGTATTAGAATAAAAGCCATCAGCAGCTAACGTAGTTAGGCCAATGTCAGTATATATAGAAGTTGCTTCTTCTAATGTTAATGCGTCCATGTAATAAAGTGCTTCTGTTGCCATATTTTTTTATATTAAGTTGGACATCCTATTTTTATATGCCACGCTGTAGTTGGAAGCGGGCCATATACTTTTATTGTACAGGTTGTGGTTGCTGTTGTTTTTTGAAAAGTAAAAGTATGCCAAGTGTTATTGGTTGTAACTCCATTTATTTCCGTGACATATCCACCATTAGAAACTCTAGGTAAAGGCGCTGTTCCATTAGGCTCATAAGCTTGACCTGTAAACGCACCGTTATTAGGCTCGACGTAATAAGTTCCTGTGTCTGGATCTATACCTTGTAGTGTTGCTAATAATCCCTGAGGCCCTTTATACCAATCGCTACCCACGCCTATACCCATATATCGTGTGTCTATTACTACCGCTCCGTCAAACTCTACTATAAGTCTATCAGGTAGGGCCTCAGCTAAAAACTCTACTGATACTGTACCAGTACCTGACCCTAAAGTATATGTTTGAGCATCAGGATAGTTGTTTCCTCCAGAATAGCTAGCAGCGCTACCACATGGTGTCGTCGGTAAAACAGGAACACATCCACAGCAAGCATTGTATGCTGTTGTATTTATACACAAAGTAGCTGCTGTTATTTTTCTGTAATCCCAAATCAAATACAGATTATCATCAGCTGTAGTCATTGTTGGCATAGTAAAGGTTGCATAATTAGTGTCCCCACTATTTATAATCGGTGTGGCTTCAGCGGAAGCAGTAACTAACGCGTTCATGTCGGTAACATTATTACTATAAACAGTAGAACTTCTTAAATAACGTAATTTATTAGAACCTTGATCAAATAAATAAGTGTCTGTAGGAAATTTATTACTTATTATACTAACAATAGCTCCTTCGTCTGGAACGGTGTTGGAGCCTAAAGCTCCTGTGAGGGTTTCATACTGAGATATAATTGTTCCACTACCTGTTTCAAATTGAACTAAATTAGTTTGAGTGGGTGAGGAAAATACATTATCTGTCCATCTATATTCATTATGAATTGTTTTACCTGCATCTGTATTACTTGTCAAAGCAATATTGTAAACAGTAATTAAGTTTTCTACCGGACAACTAACTGTAACTTCCGCAGAATCAGAAACTAGACCTGAAGTTGAAGCTTCAATAGTAACCTCTGATTCATCAATGTTATTTTTTGGAATAGTGAAACTTCCACTCACAAAGACTAAACCACTAGTATATTTAACACCATTATAATATGCGTTAAAGGTATACCCAACTCCTGTGTTTGTGTCTTGAGTTACAATCGGAGAGACTCCAGCTTCTGTTTCCATTTCTTCAAGCCCTCCAGCAGGTGTGTTTACCTCTGTAATTATATCATCATCTGAAGCATTTGGAATTATATAAGATACTGTAACCTGACCAACAGCTTGACCCACGTCTACGCAATAAATATTTCTTTTACCTGGTTCAATTACAAGGTTTTCTGATACGTCACAAGCAAGACATAAAACAAAATCAAATGTGTTTTGTAAATTTTTAGCCAATACAAACTCATTCATATAAGGATCGTAACCGCCAAGCTTTTGAGTACCTAAGGAATCAATAAAGAAATCTCTAAACCATCCACGCATTCCTCGTTCAGAAATAACAGTAAGCTCTTCAGCGCCACCAGACCCGCCTCGTAATCTTATAACTGCACCTCTTTTTGCGTCTACAAAATATTTATCAAAGCCCCATACCGCAAAACTTTCAGGATTATTACTTATACCATACTCTTCGTCTCTAGCAATTTGCACACCTAACACCTGAGGTACACTTGTAAGGGCTCCTCCTCCAGTAGCATCTGTTAATAAGTCTTTTCCTACAGGCACATAAGATATTTTATCTTCTTGTATTGTAAGAATATCGGTACGTCTAGCGTATAGTTTTCTAATTGGACCAAAAGAATCTTCTAATGGACTAAAGTTTAGTAAACCTAAATTAAATTCGTTAAGTTTATTTACATTACTTTCATCATTAAATACACCGCTATAAGTTAAATCAGAAAATCTATGAGCTTCTTTATATATCTGAGAAGATGTGGTTGTTGTTCTATTACCAAAATTCATAGGCCTTCCTGTAATAGAGTCTCTTATTTTATAACTTTCTATGCCGTTTCCAAAAGCAATACAGTTTGAAAAACCTGTGTCTATAATTGCATCTTGGGCAGTTACTACTCCAGAGTTATCAAAATCAACTATTTGGCTTTGAGAGCTTCCAGTGTGTTGACCAAATGCATCTATGGGAAAAGATAAATCGTTTTCATACCAAACATCAGGTAACGCATCTAAAGGTTGTGTTTCAAAAACTATATTAATGCTTGCTCTTATTACTTCTATATTAACCTCTATACCTGTAGTTCTACTGCCATTACAATTTCGGTCACCTGTAATTCCTAAAAAAGTTTCTCCTGTTGCGCTTCCTCCTGAGTCGCTTTTAAAAAATTGAAAGAAAAATTTAGCGTTTGCTTGTGAAGGAAGATCAGAATTATTTGGCGTAGCTGTAGATATACTTTGTAAACTAGAATCATAAGAAATAATACCATTAAAATCCCCATCATTATCACCACAAATAAAAGTTGAATTAGTTTGAATTAGACCAGTCGATGCCGTACCCAAGCCTTCATTATCAAAAAACTCTTTAAAATTAGTATAATTAGCTTTTGCAATAATAGTTTGATCATACCTCCAAGTTCTTCTTTCACAATCAGCACCACAGTTTTTTCTACCATTTCTTACACCTTGTATGGTAATTCTAACTTGACTAGCAGCGGGTATATCGTAATCGATAAATTGACTAGTTCCCGTACCCCCTGGATTTTTAACACTTACTGGGTAAAATAATTTTGGATAATGGTTTCGATCTCCAGCTGTACGAGAAAGATTCCCATAACTTATAAAACTATCTAAATTATCCCCTGATTCAACAGCGAAATTATTAGGTATCATTTTCATATACGTTCCTGCTGGAGCTTTTACTTTGTCTCCAGTTGGATCTAATGGATTGGTAAACTCTATAAATCCTAACGCCATGTTCTCTTTTTCTAAAACAACAGCAGTAGTACACTTTCTTCTAACTCCTGCAGCGTCGCTCTTCACAATTAAACGATCTCCTGCTTCTACCTTGTTTGCGTTTTCTCCTTCTAAAAGAAAATAAACACCATTAGAATTATCGCCACGAACAAAAGATGAAACAAAAATAGTTTCGTAAGTAGTTTTATCTGGCTTTATACAAAACTTGTATCTCGTTGCCCAATAAGGCGCAATTTGTGCTGATGGCCCACCAGCTTGACCACCAGGGATATTAACCGTAATACTATTAGCTGTACCAGAGTCGCCACACGATGTAGAAACAGTATTAAAAGGACTTACTAAAGCGGTAGATGATCTGTTAAAATCATCCATATATATTATTCCTATTTCATACCCTCGATTACTATGTAAGCTATAATTATCGTTAGAACTTATAAACGATCCAGAAATACTTGTTACTGAAAAATACTCATAGGATTCATTTGCCCCATCAATCCATTTCATGGCTAACAATTGAAGAACTATATCGTCCGAATTTGGTTGAGATAAAATTGTTAAACCTTGAGGAGAAGTGGTGACACCACTTGCACTTTTAGTAAAGGTGCTTAAATTGGTAGGTATTTCACAATTAAAAGCATCCGTAAATGTAAATCCATTACACGAGTTAGGTACTGTTTGTACGTTTGAGGCTGTTCCTATTGCAGAAATAAAATCAGGGTCTTGAGTCAAAGCATAAACTGTAGAATAATCTCTTAACAGCTCATAGCTAAAACTAACAGTTGTAACCCCAGTTGCAGAAGTGGGAGCTGTTCCAACGGCTGCATAAAAAGAATTGTGAACAAAAGATAAATCCCATGTAATTTGATTGCCTCTTTTTAAAGTTTTCCCTGTTAGATTTAAAGCAAAGGTTGAGTTGGGTATGCTTACTGATGAGCCAAAAGTATAGTTTGAGGTGGTTCCAATAGTGTCCGTAAGCTCAGATTCTTCAATTTCGGCAGATAGTAAAGTAGTTTGATAACTAAAATTTACAGCGTTATTAAATCTGTCTTTTAAATTATAACCTTCAAAATAATTTCCGTAAACTAATCTGTTACCCATTAAAGTTTGTGCTTGTGCTTTTAATGGTACATTGTCGTAAAGCCTAAGTATTTCGTTTTCAGGAAGAACTGTAAATATTTTTTGATTTTCAAAATTAAATAAAAAGGTGTTGTTGTCTCCTAAACCCAATACGGCTTTGTCAAATCGCTCTATAATTTTAATAGTGGGGTCAGACATATCTTTAAACAAAAGCTCTATGTCTGTAACTAAAGGACCCCCAGTGTTAAAACTAATGTCAACCGCATTAATAGAGTTGACCATTCCTTCATTTAGAAAACTAGTGGGTGTAAATTGAAAAGGTCCCGCTCTAAAAGCAGGATTACTAAATTGTGATACTGCAGAAAACTCTCCGTTTTGATATTGGTATCTGTAAGCAAAGCAAATAAACCTGTCTTCTAAAAAAGTACCCCCATTAGGAATTGTTTTTAAAACAATAGTAGGCGCTGCTAAAGGTGGTTTTTTTATAACCAAAATACTTTCTGCACTAAATTGATCTCTATACGACATATTAAATAGTTAAAGTATAAGTTACACCATCTACTAATTTTAAACCACTGAGCTGTAAAGATCCTAGAGCCTCTGGATTATAAACATTTAAGTTTTCATCTATGTAAGACAAAATGCCAACCGCATAAGAACAAGAAAAAATTCCACTTGATCCGTCACTACCTGTAATATTACCCGATATAATTCCTGTTCCAGGATTAGAAGTTCCAGAAGATAATATTAATCCCATTAATCCCGTTCCATCTGGAAATTGGGTAAACATTGTAAAAGCTAAACCACTTGCGTCATTAGCTCCTTGTATTCCATAACCCCGTGTAAAAGGAAAAGTATTAACAACAGGAGCGCCTTGAAGAAAAGCTACAGACCCATATGTGTAACAGCCCGTTCCTGGTAAATCTATCTGGGTGGTTGTTGGTGCGACCCCAACCCCTATACCATTCACTGGTGTTGGGCACCCTAATAAAGTTCCTCGATGAAAACCTATTACTCCTCCTGAAGAATCCACATAAGCTCCAGCAGTAAAAACAAAAGCTGTTGTCTGATTTGGATTAGTAATAATTGAAGTTGATTCAATAGGCTCTGCATAAGCATTTTTTATATTTATAAATCTTGGAGGGTTTAAAAAATCAGTAAAAAATAATAAATCGCCTACCTTGTCGGTGCCTGTAATTAAAAACTGTGGGTTAAAATTTAATGTAGTGTTTTCTCCTGTACCATCATCAATGCTTACAATATGATAAATAAGTTGTCCCGTTAGTACATTAAGGGAAACTATCATGTCTAATTTACCTGTATTGCCTAGAGGAAAATTAGGGTCGTGAACAAACCAATATAATGTTTCGTTAGCACCATCTTCATACACACCTATAGTTCTTGCTTCGCTACTTAAAGGGGTATTTGTTGAAGTAATAGGGTCAATAAAATAAAGCTCTGTTAATCTTGAATTACCCTTGGCATTTTCTACGGACCCAACCTCCGACTCTTCGGTTGAACCAAGCCTTACGTTTAACGCATCAACATACTCGCCGTTAGGTAGCAGCCTTTCGTCAAGGCTTTTATTCATTCGCCCTAATACAAAATTTCTTTGCGTTTTTGCCATTTTATTTTAGCCACTTGTTTTCCCCTCTCATGTTCATTAACAAACGCCCAGGGTGAATATTACTTAGCCTTATTTTTGCATTTCTTAATAATGCCGACTTGTCTTTTCTTGCTCTATTTATTATGTATTCCTGTACTCCAAATTTGCTGTTTAATACAGCGTATTTTATATATGCATAAATGTAATCCTCAAAAAGTTTATTTAAAGTAACCAAAGAATCATCTCCGCCTTCCATTCCGTCGGATATGTATTCTAAAATACACTGCTCATTAGCCATAGTAGAATTAAAATTAATAACCCCTGCTTTCTTATCTATTGTGAAAGTAGGGTTTATATTAGCCGTTTCAGTATTAAGGCCATAGCGAGCTCCTATGAAAGTATCGTAATAGTCTTCGTTATAGGGCGGATTATTATCCTGGTCTAAATTTGCTTGATTTAAATAAATACTATTTAAAGATCCATCAGTTCTAGCTGTATCTAAACTTGATGTTTGTGTGTTGGCATTATCGTCTGCGTCGTAAGTAAATGTGGCGGTTGCCGATTGGACATATGACAAAGCTGACTGAACTTGAATATTTTCAACAAGTGGTCTAATTGTGTTATTTTTAAACAATGAAATACGCACCCAATTAACATAGTCTGATGGCAACACAAATCTTAAATCAGAATAAACAGTAAGCTGTAATGATTTTATTTCTTTAAAAGCATCGTAGTTTAATTCTTGTATACCACGTTTAGCGTGAAATAATATTTTATATCTGTCTTCATTATTGATTAAAGAATGGTTTCCATCATGCATTAATAAAAAATTATTAACGATGTCTGTCAAACTAACATACTGATAAGACCCCCAGTTAAGATCTGTAGGGTTAACTCCGTCATTAGTATAATATTTTTTTTGATCTATATACGCCATAATTATTGTTCTTGATTTTGCATTTGCTCTTCAACTTGTCCAAACTTAAATACATCGCCCTCTCTAATTGAGATACCAACGTATTGTAGTATTTTAGAAACTAAATCATTTCCATCATCTATAGGTAGCTCAAAGTCTTGATAGTCAGCTTGACTCTGATCAAAAATTGGAGCACCTCCCGATATAGTTGTAAATGTCCATTTCGGATCTTTAGGGTATCTAATATATTGAGAAACAACATCTGTTGCGCCGTTAAATGTGGTTGGATAAATTGCTATTGATCCACCTTCTTGTGTATAAGCTGGATAAGTTACAGAAGGCGCTGTAAGATTTGAGCTATTAAGAAGCGTAATTTTATTGTTTGAAACTAATTCCGCAACTCCTTTGAAGACTCCCCCACTTGAACACCTTACTTCGTTTATTAAATAATAATCTGACCCTGTGGTAGCAACTGTGGGTAGAAAATAAACATTACCCGCGTTTTGCGTTAAATTACTTGTAACTGAAAAAGTATCAATTACTTCTTCATAACCCTTTTTTATGTCAGCATATCCAGTGCCAGACAATCTAGCATTTTCTTCGTTTATCTGTTGATTATATTGAAAGAAATATTCGTCAAACAAATCTAATTGTGCTTGCTTAGCAAATAAGTTAAAATCACTTGGTGAAATATAGCCGTAGTTATTTTTATTTATAATTGCTAAGACTGTATTTCGTACAGAATTTATCATTGTTATTCTTTTACACAAAGATAAGTAAAAAAAAAAGAGGTCAATTTTTTTGACCTCTCTTAGATTATCGACTAAAACGAGTTTTATGAAATCGTTGTTATCGCTTGACTTAGAGTCACGTTAATGGT